TATAAAGTCTATGGCAGAATTAGAAGATAATATAGATGGGAGTAAAAGTATTAAGAAATTAATTTTAGAATAACATGATAGACGAAGATAGGACATTTGAAAACGAAGTGAGATTCCATAATGATAGATTGGGTATTAAAAATAATAGAAAAAATAACAAGAACAATATTCCACTGGTGTTGGAGAGTCCAAACTCAAAGAAGATGGAAAAGAAAGAAGAATTGAATGGAATATATACTCCTTTATCAACTATGCTCTCTAGTTAATAATTTTTGTTATCCACCTTTAACAAATAGACAATTAACAACTTATTCAGAATGTGTATCAAGAGGTGCAGAGAAAACAATAGAGTTAGTTCAGAAAGCACCTAAAGAATTTGACGAACAAAAATATATCGTTAAATATTGGTGTTTAAGTGAAAATAACATTAACAAAACCCCAACTTAAAGTAAGTCAATCGAAAGCTAGATTTAGAATATTAATCAGTGGTCGTAGATTTGGAAAAACTTATTTAGCAGTGACAGAGATGATGAAATACGCATCTCAACCTAATCGTAAAATCTGGTATGTAGCACCAACGTTTAAGATGGCCAAAGAGATTGTCTGGGGAACTCTTAAAGAAATGCTTAATCAATTTAATTGGATTGAAGATATTAACGAAACCACAATGACTATAACAATCAGAAAAACAAATAGTCAAATATCATTAAAAGGTGCAGATAATTATGATTCACTTCGAGGTACAGGATTAGATTTTTTAATATTAGATGAATTTGCAGATATAGACAAACGAACTTGGTTTGAAGTATTAAGAGCATCAATATCAGATAGATTAGGTCATGTGCTTATGTGTGGAACTCCAAAAGGTTATGGAAATTGGTCATACGAAATGTATCTTAAAGGAAAGCAAGATGATGATTGGGAGTCTTTTCAATATACTACTATTGATGGTGGTATGGTCACTGAAGAAGAAATAGAACAAGCCAAACAAGATATTGATATTAGAACATTTAGACAAGAGTTTGAGGGTACATTTGAAAACTATGCTGGTGCAGTTTATTACAACTTCCACCCAGTTGATAATGTTGTTAAAAAACAAATAGATTGGACTAAACCTTTACATATAGGAATGGACTTTAACGTTGACCCAATGTCAGCTTGTGTAGGACAGATTGAAAAAGATAAAGTTTATTTTGTAGATGAAGTTATTATTTATGGCTCTAATACTGATGAAATGGTGCAAGAAATACGAGATAGATATGGAACTAAAATGCAAATATTTATATACCCTGACCCAGCTTCTAAACAAAGAAAAACATCTGCTGGTGGACGTACTGATTTATCAATATTACAAAATGCTGGATTTAAAGTTAAGGTAAAACATAAACACCCAGCAATACGAGATAGGGTCAATGCAGTTAATAGTAGGCTTAAAGATTCTAAAGGAGAAAGACATATTTTTGTTTCACAATCTTGCAAAACATTGATAAAAGGTTTACAAAGACAAATATACAAGGAGAATACAAATATTCCTGACAAGGAAGATGGATTCGATCACATGAACGATGCTCTTGGTTATATGATTGATTATTTAAAACCATTAACTACACAGGCTAATTTTTCTTCTCCAACAAGATGGACAATTAAATAAATTATGGCATATTCAAGAGATCAAGCATTAGAAGTTCACAAAGACTATCAGCAAACTGTTAATAATTGGGAATACTACATTAGATCGTACAATGGTGGATATGACTATATGATTGGTCAATATCTTAATAGATATAATTTAGAATTAGATAACGAATTTAATCAAAGACTTGCAAACACTCCTTGTGATAATCATTGTAAAAATATTATTCAAATCTATTCATCGTTTTTATTTAGAGTTAGACCAAGCAGAGATTTTGGTTCTTTAGCAGAAGAACCTAGTTTAGAATCATTCTTAAAAGACGCAGACCTAGAGGGAAACAATTTAAACTCTGTAATTAAACAAGCACAAAACTACGCATCAATCTATGGTCATTGTTTTATGATTTTAGATAAACCAAGAGTCACAACAAACACAAGAGCAGAAGAACTAGAACAAGACATAAGACCATATTTATCAATTGTCACTCCTGAAAATGTTTTAGATTGGAATTTTAAAAGAGAAGTTAATGGTAAGTATTATTTGGACTATCTTAAAATTAGAGAAGAAGTAGATAAAGATGGTGGAACGTATATGCGACTTTGGTATCCTGATAGAATTGAAACTATCTATATGCCAGAAAGAGAGCCACCACAAATAATAGATACTGCCGATAACCTGATTGGCAAAATACCAGCAGTTATTTTATACAATGCTAAATCTCACAAACGTGGCATTGGTCAATCAGACCTTACTGATATAGCTGACTTACAAAAATCTATCTACAACGAATACTCTGAAATGGAACAATTAATCAGATTAACTAACCACCCATCATTAGTAAAAACTCCAAGTGTAAATGCAAGTGCTGGTGCTGGTGCAGTAATAGAAATGCCTGATGAATTAGAACCAAATCTAAAACCATATTTATTACAACCATCTGGTCAAAACTTAACTGCAATAATGGAATCAATAAATAACAAGGTAGAATCTATAAATAGAATTGCACATACAGGTGCAGTAAGAACTACTAAACAAGCAGTATCATCTGGTATAGCTTTACAAACAGAATTTGAATTATTAAATGCAAGACTATCAGAAAAAGCAGATAACTTACAAATAGCAGAAGAACAATTATTTAGATTATATGCACTATTCCAAAATGCTACTTTTGATGGCGAGATAAATTACCCAGACTCATTTAACATTAGAGATTATGCTTCTGATCTAATTTACTTCCAACAAGCAAAAGCTATGAGTATTGGCTCTCCTACATTTAACAAAGAAGTTGATAAAGAAATTGCTAGAGCAGTTGTAGATGATGATGAAAAATTAAATACAATATTTGAAGAAATAGATGCAAAGTCTGAAGTTGGAGAGTTTACACAAGATGAGCCACAACAAGAAGATCAAGAAGTAGAGCAAGAAACTATTTAACATTGGAATATTGATTAGTATTCTCTATTTATTTTTTATTATTTTCAAAATATAAGTTTATATTTTCAATACAAACTTCTGCTTTTGAACCTCTACCCCATAAAGAATAAAACAAATTAAGTTTATCTTTATGCCAACCAATCATTTTACAAATTGATTGCAAGATGTCTAAATTATAAATACCATAAAGATAATCTACAACATTACCATTATTATCATAAAGTATTTCTTTAGGATTATTATAATTAGAATAATGTTTATGAACATGACCTAAAACATATTCTTCAGGTAATCCAACTGTATTTATATAAAAACTAGCAGACAAAATACCATGACCTGTATCTTCTAATTTTTTATAATTTTTTTGGAGTACCTTAATCACATCTTTTTTGATACGATTATATCTTTCTTTTTTATATTGGTTTTTAAAAACATCATAAGAAATTTTTTCTTTCTTACCTGTTTTTTCATTTACTCTTATAATCATACTTCTCTCCTATTCCGAGAACTTACTTAATCAATATTCACAATGTTTAATAGCTAATTAAAAATTTATAAATAAATCTTTAATATCCTATTATAGCATATTTGGTTTTTAACTTTTTTTACTTTTGACCAACTCATTGAAAAGTAGAGCACTGAAATTTTAGGGTGTTCTATTATAGATGCGACACTAAAACACTTTTTGCGTTTTTAAGGAATTTTTGATAAGAGAAACAAATGGCAGATATAATCCAAAAATCTACTGAATATCGAATCAAGCAAATAGAACTTGCTGAAGCACAATATTACAAATCATTAGTAGCAACATTAGACAGAATAGAAAGAGAGGTTGTATCTTTAGCTGGAAGACTTCCAACACAAGATGGTAAATTAATAGAACTACAATCAGCTATTGCCATAAGACCAAGAATAAAATTTATTTTAGAAAGAGAATATTTAGATTGGTCAGATACAGTTGTAAGAGAGGGTTTTAATAAACAAGCTAAAAGAATTGAAAAAGCATTTAAGAGAATAGGTAATATACCACCAGAGTTTCAAGAACTTACAAAAGGAGATTTAGCTTTAGTACAGAATCTAAAACAACAATATTTTACGCAGTTTAAAGATGTATCAAATACTTTTACAAGAAGATTATCAGAAAAGGTGTACCAGAATACATTAGTTGGAAGTGATTTTGCAACATTAGAAAAAGAATTAAGACAAACAATAAATGGCATCTATGCTAGTTCAGATGACCCAGAAATTCAACGATTAGTTAATTTTGTAAATGAAAATAAATTTAAAAAATCAAAACAAGCAGAGGTTGATAAATCAATACAAACATTACAATCTAAATTTGCAAGAGATCGTGCTGGAGAAAATATGAAAAGATATGCTGGGCAGATATTAAACGACTCTTTGCGTGATTTTGATGCAACATTGAACTTTAATAAGTCACAAGATGCTGGTCTTACTTTTGTTAAATACTATGGAGATGTAATTCCTACCACTAGAGAAATTTGCAGAAATATGATTAGTGGTGTATATAACAAGAGGAAAAGTGGACTTTTCACAGTTGATGAAGTCAGAAAACTGTGGGCAAGTAGAAGTTGGTCAGGCAAAAAAGCTGGAGACCCTTTAGTTGTTCGTGGTGGTTATAATTGTCGTCATCAATGGTCTTATGTCAATCCTGATTGGTATGACAGTAAAGGCGAACTAATAATATAATAGGAGAAAACAATGTCCGAAGAAACAAAGGCAGTTGCACCTGAAACGCAACAAACTGAAACACCAAAAGAAGAAGTAAAAGTAGAAGAAACAAAACAAAATACTTTTACACAAGAACAACTAGACAACATAATCAAATCAAGACTTGAAGCAGAAAAAAGTAAATATGAGAAAAAACTTCAAGAAGAAGAAAAACAAAAAGCTGAAATTTTAAGACAGAAACAAGTAGAAGAAGCTAAAACTAAAGCTGATATTGAAAAGATTATGCAAGAAAGAATAAAGGAAAAAGAAGAAGAAGTATTGAGATATAAAACTCAAATTAAAAAAGAAAAAGTAGATAATTCAATACTTTCTATTGCATCTTCTAATAATGCCATTAACCCAAGTCAGGTAGTTTCTTTGTTAAAAGAAGAAGTAAAATATAATGATGATGGTCGTATAGAAGTAGTTGATAATAATTCTAATGTACGATATAACAAAAGTGGACAACCTTTTTCTCTTGAAGATAGAGTAAAAGAGTTTTTAGATAGCAACCCACATTTCCGTAAAGGGTCTATGTCTGGTTCAGGAAGCCAGAGTGCTATTGGTGGCAAAACTGTTAAACCCTTTAACTTACAGGACTTGGATTTATCGAAACCAGAAGATCGTAAAGCCTATGCAGAATATAGGAAGAAGCGAGATTCAGGTGCGATACAAATAAACTTAACTAATAAATAAAGGTAAACTAAAATGGCAAACGAAACAACATCGTCAACGGTATCAGAACTATATACTGAAATCGTTGCAGAAGCATTATTCGTAGCATCAGAGCAATCAGTAATGAGACCTCTAGTACGAAACTATGCTATAACTGGTGGTGGAAAGTCTGTTGAAGTTCCGATATATGCAACTGTTTCAGCAGCAGCAGTATCAGAAGCATCTGACTTATCTAACACTGCAATCAACCCTACTTCAGTGACTATCACTGCAAGTGAAGTTGGTGTAATGACAACATTAACAGATTTAGCAAGAAATTCAGCACCTAGAAATGTTGCTGGAGATATTGGTAAATTGTTTGGAGAAGCAATCGCTAAAAAAATGGACACAGATTTAACTGCGTTATTTGATGGTTTCTCAACAGAAGTTAATGATGGAACGGCAGTTTTAAGTGCGTCTAATGTATTTAATGCAGTAGCATTACTTAGAAAAAATGCAGTTCCAATGACAGACCTAGCTGGTGTATTCCACCCACTAAATGCGTTTGATTTAAAAAGTAATTTAACAAACACATTCGTAGGTAGAGACACTGAATTATCAAACGAAGCATTAAGATCAGGTTTCGTTGGTAATGTTGCTGGTGTTCCAATATTTGAAACTTCAAATATGGCAGACAATTCAGGCAACAATCCTGGTACAACAGGAGACTATAAAGGTGCAATCTTCCATAGAGATGCTTTAGGATTAGCTATGATGCAAGACCTAAAAATCGAAACTCAAAGAGATGCGTCTTTAAGAGCCGATGAAATTGTGGCAACTTCTGTCTATGGCACAGGAGAATTACACGATTCTTATGGTGTTGAATTAAATGTAGATTCATCAATCCAATAATCGTACTTTTATCAGGGAGAGAAATCTCCCTGATAATCAATAGGAGAATTTATGAACATTAGATTAACAAATGGCAAAAAAACAATAACAAGAGCAAAAGATCAATACGAAGCTAATATTGAACATTTTAAATTAAGAGGTTTTATTCCTCTTGCAGAAGTTAAAAAAGAAATAAAAAAAGCGACAGTAAAAGACATTTCTGATAAAGTAGTTGAACTAAAACCAAAAAAAAAGAAAACAAAGAAGAAAAAATGAAACATTTAGATAAATACATAAAATTAGCAAAACAACACCCAAGAATATCTGGTGGTATTGCAGTTGCTATAATTATTTTAATTTGGGTAATTTAATATGGCAAACTACACTGGTGCTAATGTTATAGTTGCTGGAGATGTCACAAAGTATCAACCAGATGCTTTTGGTTTTGGTATTGCTTCAGGAGATACAGAAGCTACTAATTTCTTTACACAAACTACAAATGATATTTTAAGACAGTTAAGAGTAGAGT